TCGTTTCCGACGGCACGGCGTCCACGGTGAGGATGACAGTGGCGCATTCGCGCGGCGGCGGGTGGATTTCCAGGCTGTTCGGCGGGTGAAACCAGAAATGTCCGCAGGACAGTTCCCACGAACAGCTATGTCCCACAGGTTTGTAGCAATGTCCGCCCACACTGAGCAGGCGGACCCGCGCGATGCGCTCCTGTTCCCCCAGACACGGCCAGTAGTCCGCCACACCGTCCTGTACGTCCAGGCTGATGTTGCGGGTCAGGATGGCGGTACGCGTGGCAAATTCGATGGCCGCACGACGGATGCAGTCCAAGAGGATGTTGTCCGGCACGTGCGGGACAAGGATGCGCACGTTCGGCAGCCAGGCGGCATAGCAGAGGTAATCAATTTCTTTCTGCCGCCGGTATTCGGCGATGCGGTGCGGCCGGTCATGTCGCGGGCAGCAATGCGTGGTCTGCGTGGTGGTGATGTGCCGGCTAAGGTCGCTCATTGTTCTCCCTTGCGCTCTTCAGCGCGGTTTGCTCCAGCCCAAGCAGTTGCAGGCAGCGCTGGTAGCAGGTCTGCGACAGCGCGGCGCTGGTCTGGCTTTCCGTCTCGATGGCATAGGCGCGGTAAAGCACATAGTTCAACAGTGCCTCGTGGTGAGTGCAGCCGGGGATGTCGTCCGCACCGAAACGTACCGCGTCCGGCGGCAAGGTGCAGGTGACGCGGAAGTACAACGGCTGTTCGTCAGCGGCAACCGGCGGCCACACGACAAATTCGTTGTTGACGTTGGCGCGCAGTTTCACCGTGCGCATGCCGGGATTGACGGGTGCCTTGTCGAACAGCGCCGCCTGCTTGGTACTGCCCTGGCGCACCATGTCCACGAAGTTGCCGCAGGCGTCGCATACCGCATCCACCGAGAGCAGGCGGTCGCAACACGCCCCCAGACATTGCATGTCGCCCAATACCGCTTCATGCACGGTGCTGTGCGCGAAGTGTTCGGGGTGATACCGGTAGATAAAACAGAGGCCGTCGTTGATGAACTCCGTCAGCAGGTCATCGGGGTAGCCCAACCCTTCCAGGTCATTTAACTGGTAGCGCAGTTCAGTGAGCAGGCTTTGGACTTTCATCGCAAGGCATGTACCACGGCGCGGAAAATGTAATCTTTCGCGCGCTGCGATTCCGGCAGTTCGTAATACGGCACAAAGCAGGGATGTTGCTTTTTATCGGGGTCTTTCACTTCCCCAAATGTCCAGCCCTCTGCTGCTTTTTGTTTGAGCCAGTTTTCATGACTGCCTTCCGGTGTTGCTTCGGGGTGTGCGAGGTGGTATTTCACGCCATTCACAGCGCTGTCTTTCTGCCAGTTGGGTGCGTCTTCCCATGCGGGCTGGCTGTTGTCGCCTATGGCTTGGCAATACGCGCGGTTGATTTCATGGGCTACACGAGCGATGTCTTGTTCTTTCATGGTTTTCTCCTAAATGAAAACCCGCATTACGCGGGCTTGATGTGTTGCAGGATGGCGTCATCAATTCGGTGATAGGACTGCTCAAACACGTCTTTGGGCGACCACGACACATAGCCGTTATAGCCCGGCACGTTGCTTTCCTGCCCGATGTAAACGACCAGATAGCCTTCGTCTTCGCCCCTTTCGTTTGCCGGTAATTGCCAGCCGCGCAGTTCGTTGTACGCAAGGCGCGTCATCGGGGTAGCCTCGATAATTTTGGTGCCGATGTAGATTGATTTGTTGCTCATTCCAGGTTCTCCTGTTTGTTGGGCTTTATGGGTTTGGTTGATTTTGGTTTACAGGGTTTCTACGCTGTCTTCCGGCGGTGGCGGGTCTTCCGCTTTTGCCTTCTTGCTGCGCCCCTGTTTTTCCGGCGCGGCTTCTGCCGCTGCTGCAACCGGTGAAGTTTCCTCAATCTCTTCCGGCGGCGGGGCTTTTGCCATGACCAGCGGCGCTTGGGTCTTTCCGCGTCGTAATCCGGCCAGTTCCCCGCCCGATGTTTTCAGTACGTCGTCCACATGGGCGATGTGGCTCAACACGATGCCGTTGCTACGGCTGTAAATATGGTTCATGTTCTGTCCTCAAATAGACTGCGCCCCACCTTGCGGCAGGGCGCGGGTTTATCATGCGCAGCCCAGGAAAGCGGGCGGGCGCACCGTCTGCCGGAATTGCAGGCGGCTCTCAATATCGAACTCGCCTTTCAGCCCGCCCGTCGGCAGTGCCACCACTTCCAGCCCGATGACGACCGGATTGGTAATGCGCAGCAACGCTTCACCCGGTTTGGCGTAGCCCGCGTAGTAACGCTGCTTATTGCCAATGTCGGTCAGATCGGCAATGCCTTTGCTCTCGTCCACGGCCTTGTATTTCTTCTCCGTGTCGCTGTATTCGTACACGCTGAAATCAAGGCCTCCCAGTGTTACCGCGCTGTCGTTTGTCACCACCTTCAGCTTCAGCCCTTCTTCGGCCATCAGCACCGCCAGCCCCAGCGCGTCAATGACGCCGAAGGTCGGGGTGGTGTGGATACCGATCACGTCGCCCACCGCAAGCGACAACCCGGAACAGGTGAAGCGCTGGCGGTTAATGCGGATGCGGTCTTCCCAAGTTGCCGCCTTGATGTGGCCGTCGGCAGGACGCTGGTTAACGACCAGGCGGCTTCTCTCCGGATCGCGCGCGTCAAAGCCGCGACCGCCCCGGAAGATTTCAATGTTTTTTGCCATGTTTTTCTCCTAGGCGAAGGTGACGCAGGCAACGGCAATGTGCTGTGGCTGCACCACATAGCTGCCGTGGGTTTCTTCGCCGACCAGATAGGTGTCGAATTTGCCTTCCCACCATTTGAAGTTGTAGATGTCGCTCACGAAGCCACTGGCGTTTTTGTCGGCGGCGATGAGGTAGTAGATTTTCTTGCCGTTGTGAACCGTGCTCAGTACGCGGCGGTTGGTCTGGAAGGCGTCAAAGCCGTACAGGGTTTTGCCCAGTTGTCCGGTGATGCGGATGTTGTTCTCGCTGCAACACTGGTTCAGGTCGCGCAGGATAGGCATCGCGCGTGATGCTGCCAGCGCGGGCAGGATCAGCGCGGTGTCCCCGCCAAAACTCATCGCGTTCTGCTGCACCAGCAGCAGTTGCAGGCTGGTGATGACTTCTTCCAGTTTTTCCGTCCCCGCCGCCATGCCTTGCGGGATGATAATGGGGTTGTCGGGACTGCCGACGTTCACGCCTGCTTCGCCTGCGCTGTTGCCCATGTTCAGCGGGTCGGCCTGTACCAGCATGTGCGCCAGGTGCGATTCGTCCCACATCAGCTTCAGGGATTGTTCCAGCGTCCGTTCCACGGTTTCGAGGTAGGGGGTCGCCAGCCCTTCGTGCTCCAGCTTGCGCAGTTCGTGGTACGGCACCTTGATTTTGAATTTGCGGTGCGCGCACAGTTTGATGGTGGTCGAGCACAGTTCGATGGTATCGGTTTCCGGTTCTTCGTTACCCTGCGTTTCCTGGAAAAGCGTCGTGTCTTCCAGGTCGCGGGTGATGAAGGTCACCGTATCCCCATACACCAGATTGTTCTCGAAATCTGCCTCCGCATTGGCGATGTTTGGCGTCAGCGCCTCATCGTAGTTGCGGTCGAATATCTGATGCGAAACTTTGTCCGCATAGAGTTGGTCGGGGACTAAACGTCGGTGTCCCAGACCGTCAATATTTTCTTTCGCCATATCAGCCCTCTTGCTGTTTGTTGTAGGCATCGATGATTTTCTGCGCGGCGGCGCGTCTGCCCGGGTGGCGCTTGTCCTTCACGGCTGCGGCGTACTCGGCAAAGGTGATTTCCTTCCCGGCTTTCGGCGGGGATGCGGGTTTGTTCCGCCTCACCGTCGGGCTGGTACTGTTCTCTTTTCCTTTGCGTCCGAGAAACTCGGCAAACAATTCGGACATATCGGTAACGGCTTCGTCGTCACGGCCTTGTGCCGCCGCCTCGAAGATGGCGGTACGCTTGCGCGATTCCCGCAACCAGGCATCGAAAGCGGGGTTGTTCACCGCTTCGACGAAGTTTGTCCCGTGGGCTTTCAGCGCCTCGTCCATGCGCATGATGAAGCCGCTTGTTTTCGCGTCGTCATCGCGCTTGCTCAGGGCGCTTTTCACGCTGTCATCCACAGACAGGGCGCGCAGGCGTTTTTCCTGGCGGATCGCCATCTTCTGCTGCACGTCGTCCATGTATTCCCAGTCGTCGCCGTATTCTTTGCGCAGGTCTTCAATCAATGCCTGCTCGCGCTCTTCTGCGCTCGGCTCTGCTTTCGCCGGTGTATCCACCTGCTTTTCCGCCAGTTGGCGACGCAGTGCCGCGTTCTCGCTTTCCAGCGCGCTCATCTTCCCGCTGACCCGTTTGAAGCGGGTCTCATAGTCCTCTTCTGCCTTGTCCTGCTTGTCGCCAGGTTCTGCTTCAGGATCTGCTGCGGGGTCGTCTTCCTCTCGGGGACACCATCTTTCCTTCCGCACAATTCCGTTAAACTCCGCAATCGCCCGATATTACGCGGTTTTCTGTCTTCTTTGTTTCCGCTACGCTCCGCCTAATTCCGCCACCATCCGCGAGCGAATGTGGGCTACAATGTGGGCCGTTCTGAATTGCTTTACTTTGAGCCCACACTAATGCTTACAGATGCCAAAATCAAGAAGTTGCGCCCACAGGATAAACGTTACCGTGTGCATGATGCAGATGGGTTGAGTTTATCCATCTGGCCGACCGGTCGCATGTCATGGATATTGCGCTATCAGATCAACGGTATCCGGCGTGATTTGACGCTGGGCAAGTACCCTGCCCTCTCTCTGCGTGAGGCGCGCGCCAAGGTCGCCGAGCTGCGTTTGTCGCTGGACAGGGGCGAGAGCATCCATGTGCAACAAGCCGGGACCGTGCTGTTCTCCGAGGTCGCCGACATGCTGCTGGCTCAGAAAGACAGCAAGGCCGCACGGAAGACAGCAGAAAACGCCCGTGCGCGGATGCAGCGCTTTGTTCTGCCGAAGCTGGGTAGTCGCCCTATCAGCGAAATTTCCGCTTCCGAGGTGAGGGGGCTAGTCGGAAAACTGACGGACGAAGGCAAGCAAGAAACGGCGTTCCGGGTGCGCTGCCTGATTAACCAAGTGTTTGCCCTCGCCATTGGGCGCGAATTGACCGAGAATGATCCAATGGGGCGAATCAAGGTCAAGAAATCGCAAACTAAGCATTATCCGCACATTGCTGACCCGGTATTGCTTGGTCGCCTATTGCGCGACATAGACGTTTACCGTGGCGATATGGCGACGATTTACGCGCTGCGATTATTGCCCCATATCTTTATTCGCTCGGCAGAGCTGCGCTTTTTGCGTTATGAATACCTTGATTTTGATGCCGCCCTGATACGCATCCCCGGCGAGTTGATGAAGATGGGCAGGCCGCATTTGGTGCCGATGTCGCGGCAAGTTATGGCTCTTCTGGATGATTATTTTGCCTTCGCTCCGCGTGAAGGGTTTTTGTTCCCGACCGCCACGCGGCGCAGCAAGCAGCTGTCACCGGTGCTGAGTCCTGGCACGCTGCGAAAAGCGCTGATGTCACTTGGCTATGGCAAAGAAGTTATTGTGCCGCATGGATTCCGGGGAACGGCGTCCACGTTTTTGCACGAGATGGGTTACGATCACAAGGTGATCGAAAAACAACTGGCACACGAGGAAAAGCGGCAGGAAGTGGCCGCCTACAATCATGCCGAGTATCTGGCTGCGCGACGGGAGATGATGCAGGGGTGGAGTGATTTTTTGGATAAATGCAAAAATGGCGGCTCTTAGGCCGCCTTCTTCGCGCGCATGGCGCATTCTCTGACCACCGCCAAAGTCTCTTCCGACATATCCGGCAGCGGTTCTGGGAGCTCCCAGTAGAGGATGGCGAAGGCGACCACAACATGATCCGGCCAGCGGGTTGATTTCCCGCTCCGCCGCCCCGCTGGAAATTCGCCAGCAACGATCATGTCGTAAAACTTGGTCTTCTGGAATCCGACGATTTGCATCGCCGTTTTGGCGTCTATCATTTTCATGTTGTCTTCTCCTTCTTCCCATGCAGTGGGCAGTCTTCTGTGGCCCACCAGCCATATTTCTCTCCGTTTCCTCCTACTCCCCGCCCGTGACCGTTATCGAGTACGGGGCAGGTGCAGCCCTGGTTAATCGCGGCATCACTGCCGGGGGTGGGTATTGTCGTATTCATATCTCTGCTCTCTTCCCCGGCCACCCGTTTCCGGATGGTCGGGATGGGTGGTTTCAGCGGGGCGCGTAGGGGTCGCCCTGGACGGTGGCGTACATGGCGGCGAGGCGGTAGGCTTTGCCGTCGCGGATGTACACGCGCCATTCGCCGTCACGGCGGGTGTCGAAGTCCATCACGGCAATGTGGGCGGGTTTTTCTTCCACAAGCAGCGGCATTTCCTGCGCGGTGCGCGCCATGAGCGAAAGGATTTCAGCGTATTCGGTGGGCGGCACTTCTTTGTAGGTGACGCCGTATTTGCTTTTGATGGCTGACCACAGCCTGATGGCCAGTTTGCCTTGCAGGTCTTTCGGCGCGGCTTTGACGAGTTCACGGTGCAGCGCCTTGATGCTGTCCTGCTGTTCGAGGGTAAGGCCGCCCGGCAGGGCTTTGCGCGTTTTGGACGGGCGCGCTTTGCTTTCGTAGCTGCCGGTTTTGCGGATTGTGGGCAGGACTTCGGATGTGACCCAGCGCTTGAAGGTTTTGGCGCTTTCCTTTTTGCTGCCGAATATCAGGGCGTACAGTCCGCTTTCGTTGATGAAGTTTGATTGCTGGGTTCTTCCCAACGCGTCGATGGTGTCCAGTTTCTGGACATCATCCTCTTCAACGTGGCTGGATAAGGCTTGGCGCGGGTTGCCATATTCAAGGGCACGGCAAACTTGGTTTGCTTCAAGCCATAGCAAGCCATCGCGTTCGATAGCGGCAATAGTGATGTCCTGGAAGGTGAAGGTCGCGGGTGCGATTTGAGATTGAGCAGGCATGATGCCCTCCTGACTATTTAGTTTGGTTTTCGCCACCGCATAAGGGTGGCGGGCTTCAACTACCGTAGTCAGACGGCTGGCGGTATTTCCCGAAGGTGTTGTATTTCCGCCTATCAACCCGCCCTTGAATTGGGCTTGCCCGTGATTCGGGTATAAAAAATCCGCAATGTCTGTCGGGTGCGGATGTCCGCTGACTAAAGTAGTGTGGATAATGTACGCCACTTCTGGAATTTCCGTCAAGCGGTAGGGGGTGCGGTGTTTCATCTTTCGTCTCGCTTTCAAATCACCCTTTTTCGGGTGATTTGGTTTGTTGAATCCGGTAGCCGCTAACGGCGGCAAGTCGGCATCCTCACTCACCGCTTGTCTGCGTCCGCATTTGCCCCTGCGGTCGGGGTGGTGTGAGTTATTCCTTTGGTATGATGGCTACCCATTTGTTTGTGAGGTTGCGATGTCTTGGTCAGACGTCGTCGGGGTAATTGGTGCGGCCGCTGCCGTTATTTCGATGTCGATTATGTTGAACGGGGTATCTGATGAGGATTGGCGCAAGGCAAGGCGCAGATTCCATGCGGTCTCGCCCGTGCTTTGGGGCATGGTGGGCGCTGCCGTCTGCGCTTGGTGGCTTTCTTCGCCTGCTCCGGTTTCGCGTGCCGAGGTGCTTTTTGTCGTGCTGCTCCCTTCCCTGCTTTTTCTGCGCATGATTTCTTCAATCCTGCGGGCGTTTCGGGATGTGATGAGCGATAGTAAAAAGACCGAGACAGATAGCAGCAAGACTGACAAGGATGTGTAATTCATGTTTCCTCTCTTCAACCGTGGTCATGATGACCACGGTTGGTTTCCTGTTCTTTCAACCGTAGACGTAATGTCTATGGTTGGTTCTCTGCTATTTTCTGTATGCCAAAATCGCAATACTCGTTGCCGTCTTCTTCCCATTCGCGCGTAATGACGGCCCTGTGGGTAATGACGCCAACGCGGATGTCTTCTGTCTCCGGCGGCCATGTGTCTTCTCCAGAGAAGCGCATGTCGTCAAGGATTTCCCCCGCCATGCGCAAGGCTTCTTCCTCGCTCGCAAATTTGTAGTATTCGTTGTTACCCGTATCGAAGACGAAGTATTCGGGTTTGGTGTCAGGTGTGGTTTCTGTTGTCATGATGCTTTCCTTCTGATTTTTTCAATGCGGTATTCGCGGCCTTCGTCGCCGTCTTCGTATTCCCATTCGTCCGCAATGACGGCTTTGTGGGTGGGGGTAACGGTGAGGGTGGCGATATAGATGCCTTCGTCTCTCCCCGGCCAGATGTTTTCCAGCGCTTCTTTGGCGATAGCCAGCGCTTCGGCTTCGCTCTCGCAGTAGTAGGTTTCTTCGATATTCGGGTCGTGGACGAGGTACCTGGCTTTTTGGGGGTCGGTCATGGGTGGTCTCCTGGTTATTGTTGTCTGGCATCGCATGGGCGATAACGTTCAAAAAATGGACGTAAATCTTCTAATGGAATTTCATAATCAGACCACTTGCTTTTATATTCACTAATATTGACTGTTGTCATATTGCTGATTATTTCTTTCGGGAACAAGAAACATTTTTTAATTACGTCTCCCGAATATCCGAATGCAACAATAAAATCGGCATATTTTTCTTGTTTCTTCACACTGAAACAATAACGCTGTTGCCGCGCATTTTTCCCAGCGTGATGAAGAGTTGACGCTTTAATATCAATTTTTAAGCCGTATAATTCAAAGTCCCATTTACTCTGGTAGCGAGCCTGGTTCATATTGGTAGCTTCAGGAATAAGATTTGCAAAGTGTGCCTCTGATAAGGAAGCCAGTTTATCTTTTGAAGTGAAGTACCGTATTTACTTTTGTTACCAACAACAGGATGGTTATATTTCTTCAAACACCAGTACAATGTTTGCCATTTCATTCCTAATTCATCTGCTGCCACTTTTAAATTCTTATGTTTGTCATAAGCGGCTTTCATTTGCTCTACGGGAATATTCATAATTACTTCCTAAAACGGCACATTGTCGAAGTCGTCGAAGGTTTGCGGGGCGCGGTTCGGCTGTGGGTCGGGAGAACATCCCGGCTTCCCGCTTTGCCCCCGGTTGCCGTTGTCTTTGCTGCCAAGCATCTGCATCTGGTCGGCGATGATTTCGGTGGTGTAGTGGTCTTGGCCGTTCTTGTCCGACCACTTGCGTGTTTGCAGTTTGCCTTCGATGTAGATTTGGTCGCCTTTCTTGCAGTACTGGCCGATGATTTCCGCCAACTTGCGGAAGGCCACGACGCGGTTCCATTCGGTTTTCTCGCGTTTTGCGCCGGTGGTTTTATCCGTCCAACTCTCCGAGGTGGCGATGGATAGGTTTGCCACCTGTTCACCGGTCGGCATGTAGCGCACGTCCGGGTCGTTGCCGAGGCGACCAAGGATGATTACTTTATTGATGCCTGCCATGTCTCCTCCTAGGCAATCTTCCAGTAGGTGGTAGGCGCTTTGCGGTAGGCGTCAAGGTCAACGCCTGCCAGTTCGGGGATGGCGGCATAGTCCACATTGCCCTGCCGGGTGAGGCGGCTGGCGGTGATGCCGCCGCCTTTGACAACGGCTGCGCCGCTGGCTTTGGCGAAGGCCTCCAGTTTTTTGCGCTCTTCTTTTTGCGCGGCTTCCAGCGCCTTGATTTGCGCGCCGAGGTCTAGGTAACGGGCGGCGGCTTCTGTCCATTCCGGCGCATCAGTTTCAACCTCCCGGTAGGCTTTGAGGTCGGCGGCAAACTGTTTCCATCCTGCTTTGATGTTCTCGAACAGGCTTGGTTCCGGCAGGATTTCGGCGATGGCGCAGTTCCCCGGTGTCCCATCTGACACGACGAAGAGGCAGCGCGTCGCCCCGGACACAAGCAGTTGTTGCTGCACCTGCGCCATGTCGTGTGGCGCGATTTCGCCGTGCTGGGCGCGCTCGTAGCGCAGGCGGGACGCGTCGCTGTCGCGCAGCAGCTTATGTTCAATGATGGTTCCGCCGTCGAAGGTGATGCCGTCGAAGCTGGCGGCAATGCCGTTTTCTCCCTCCGCCACCAAAGTGAAGAGGGGTTCTCCCACAACACCTTCCAAATATGGGCGGATGGCGGCTTCGGCTCTGTGGCCCTCTTCAAAGAGAGCTTGCAGGTAATCCGAGGTGGCGGGCGCTTCGCCGCCGGCTTTCTCTTTGAGCAGGGCGTCGCGGCTTTTGTACGGGCTAATGCCCAGCATGGCGGCACAGTCAGATGCACCGAAGACGCGGGCGCGCCAGGCTTCCCATGCAGGGGTACCTTGTTGTAATTCGATAGTTTTCATGCGGCTTTCTCCGTGAAGCAGTTTTGGTTTTTGTCCCACCCGTAGCCAAGGCTCTTGGCCTTCTGCCATAGGGTGTTTTTCAGGACGTCGATGGTTTGTGGCGAGGCATTGAGGGCGATGATTTCCCGGTAGGCGGCAGTCGCCATTGCGGCGCTGCCAATGCCGGCGATGTCTTGTTTCCATTGCCGTTCCACATCGGCATCAGGATTGGTCTTTTGCAGTGTTTCACCGTCGGGCAGGTCTTCGCCGGCATAGATGTAGAGGCCCAGGCCGAACATACCGAGGCATTTGGTCAGACAACGCATGGTGGCGTCGCTGATTTTGCGGGCGTCCGGGTTCTTTACCGCGTTATTGCGGTTGTCCATCACCGGCAACCACATGCTGCGGGTGATGGCGTTTTCGCCGCTGCGCACGGTGACAGTTACGGTGATAGTCATGGTGCCGTCGGCACGGGCGTTCTCTTCAACCTTGTCCACGGTGCTTTCCGGGTAGTGCTCAAGCAGGCTTTGCCATGCCCACGCCCAAGAGAGGTAAGTGAGATTTCCCTTGCGTTCGGTCTTGTCATTAACGTTCAGGGTAGAAAGGGTTTTCCACACTTCGCGGGCGAAATCGGCTTGGGTGGCTTTATCGGTCATGGTTTATTCCTCTTTGTTTTCCAAATCTCTCAATGCCGCCCGCAGAGCGGCGCGCGCTTGCGGGTCGTCTTCCATGTCGATGGCGTCCATCAGGGTTTGGGCGTCGTAGTTCATGCGGCCTTTCCTCCGTCCAGATAGGTGAGCAGGTCGGCGAGGGTGTCAAATTTCATATCCCCGTTCAGGACGTAACCTGTTCTGCCGTCGTTGTATCCGACCATCGAGATGCTGATACAGCCGGTGCCGTGAGCGATGGTCGCGTGGGCGTGAGTGTCGTGATATTGCGCTGTGAAGCAGGTGGCATTGGGGAAATGCGCGCGCAGGGTTTCAATGTCGCGGTCGTATTTGCGGGTAATCATGGGTTTCTCCTTTTCCCCGCGCAGGCGGGGGTGTAGTGGGCGGCACACTCGTGCCGTATTTGTTCGGGGGTTAAGCGCGGGCTGTGGTCGATTTCCCACACTGCTGCATCAAGGGCGGCGTCAAGGAAGGCAAAGCCAGCAGCGGCAACGGCGACAGCAAGCAGGATGTTTTTGATGGTGTTCATGCGGCACACCCCCAGGTTCTACTCCGGCTACTGATGCCTTCGCGGGAAGTGATAGCGAGGATGGGTTTGATGTATTCCCCAACAATGAAGGCGGCGGCTTCTGCCACGGTTTCCCCTTCTTCTGGGGTGGCATCCAGTTCGGCGGCGCGCAGGTATTCCGGCACGCGCCAGTCGCCGATGTAGTCGGCGCAGGTGCCGGTGTACACCTTTCCGTCTCGAATGCTGACGATGACGGCGCCGCTTTCGCCGCCGTCGTATTCATTCCACAACCACACCGCACCGTTTTCGGTGAAGTGGCAGGCGTTGCAGTCTGCTGCGGCGATGATGTGGTCGAGGGTGATGCGTTGTTGTCCCATCTTGTCTCCCGCCCCGTGGGGAGTTTCGTTTCGATGGGGGTATCTTAGCGAGATAAAATAAGAAAGCAAGAAAATCTTATCTGATTTTCTTATCTTGCTGTTGTAAAAGGAAATAAATCTTTCCCAAATAAGATTTTTAGATATGCGTCCTAGCTTGCGAGAACAAAAAACCGCCCGAAGGCGGTGTTTGTCGGAGAAGGGGGCAGACGGCGAGGGGTGCAGGAAAATATACGAATCCTTAGTTTTCAACCTATCAACTAAAACGGTTGACAAAGAAGCACCTGATGCCCATAATGCGCCCAACACTTTCAATGAAAGCGTTGCTTTGGAGAAATTTATGAGCATTACAGCATTTGGGAAGGCTATCAGGGATGCCCGCCAAGCTACCGGTGAAACCCTGCTATCAATGGCTGAGGCCATGCAGTGCTCGGTGGCATTTTTGAGTGCTATCGAAACAGGGAAGAGTAAGATTCCGGCGGAACGTGTGCGGGGAATCGAGCAATTTTTTGCTGAACGCGGTTATCAATTCAGCGAAGACCTGGCAGATTTGGCGGTCGCCGCTAATGGCGTATTACCGCTGGATAGGCTGGATATGCAGCAGCGCTTGCTGGTAACAGGGTTTGCCAAGTCACAATGGGATTCCGAACAGCTGAAACTGTTTGCCGATTTCTTGGCAGAAATGAGAGGAGAATTAAAGCAGAAGGAGGATAAATGACCAAACCTTACCGTTTGCGGGGAAAGCGCGTGGTAGCGATAGACGAAAAACGAATAGCACTATTTGCTAGATTCGTTTGCGTGACATTAAAAATGACAAGGAAGATGGATATGGCGCAGTTCATGGAAAGGCTTCCTTACGAAACCAATGTTCATGTCGAAGTCGAAGAGGATATAAAATGGATTGCGCCCGCCGATGCCTTCTATGACCCGGCTGAATCACGAATCGTCTTACCAGAAAGCCTTTACAGGAAAATTTGTAAAAATGACCCCTATTCTATGGGAATTTTTTTCCATGAATTGGGGCATTTTTTATTGGGGCACCGCCTCCTGTTACATGATTCAGATACGCCACCGTGCGAAGCAGAAGACGCAGAGTGGCAGGCGGATATTTTCATGACCGCAGTGATGCGGATTTTACAGATTCCACTTCTTCCCGTGCAGATGGAGTTCGATTTTTAAGATTTGCCTGCCGAAGTTGCTGTTCGACAGGCAAAGACGGTGGCACGTGAGTTCTCCGTCCGCTCACATTTACGGGAGCAGCGTTAAACTGAAACCGACAATTTCAATATAGCGCGAATTATTCCGTAAGTCCATCGTCGGGCAAGTGACGGCTATCCTATCCCGCAAGGGAGGAGGATGTCATGACTTTCCATGACGAGAAAGGCGAGTATATCTTGCGCAAGGCGTTTACCACCAAAAGCGGCAAGCGTATCGTTGCAGAGCCGGGCAAAGCCTTCAAGATATACACCCGAAAAAACAAATAAGTTTGTTCCCCCGGAGAAATCCGGGGGTTTTTTTGTTTTCAGGCAGCGAGGAGCCCGGCCAGGTCGCCGGATGTTGCCAGTGTGCGTACGGCGGACACAGATGCTAGCAGGGTGCTGGCCGCGTCGAAGTCGGTGGCGCCGTCCTCAATGAAGGTCAGGCGACGGTTGGGGTCGTCGTTGCGCTTGATGTCGCTAAATTTGCCGTGTGCCTGGTAGACCAGCGGCCAGTCAATTTTGCTGTTTTCAATCGCGATGGCTTCGATATAGGCCAAAGCACCGTTATCTTTGCGCAGGGTAAAGGGAAATTTGATGGCATGACCGCTGATGCCGGTGACAACGTGGTCTTTGAGGATGCGTTCCGCCGGGATGGCCGCCGCCAAGGCATGACCGAGTTTGGCGCGGTAACGCAAGGTATTGAGACGCGGCAGCCATTTTTCGTAATGGAAGGAGAGGGAAAGCGCCAGTTTGGCAGCGTCGAACAGGGCGTTTTGCAGTTCTGCCATGTCCCCCTCTGCATGGATTTCACCGCTATCGTCGAAGGCGGCGAGGTGGACGCCTGCGGTGTCATTCAGTTTGCGGATACGGTCTTTTTCCAGATTAACACCGCGCGCGGCGGCTAGCAGGAAGTGGTCGGCATGATCGCGCAGGCTGAAACGCCCGCCGTCGGCGCAAACGGTGAAGGTGATACAGGCACCGTCATCGCCAAAGGTGAAGGGTGAGGCGATGCGGGCGGCGCTTTCTCCCGTGGCAAGCAGATTCCACGCAGTCAGCGCTTTGAGTTCTTCCGGGAATCTTTCCATGGTTAAAACAGGGTGAGTTGTTCAGGGGGTGGCGGGCGGTAGCCGCCGTCAAGGGTGATGTGGGTTTCTTGTAAGAAGGCTTCAATTATGGTCTGTGTGTGGTCATCGGTCAAGACAAGCGGCTCGGCATAGCCTTCCCCTTCTGCCGTCCAGATGTGGCGGTGAAGTCCCCGGATGGTCTGCCCGTAGTAAGGCAGCCCTTTGCCCGTGCGGTTGGCATGCGGCTGGTCGGCAAGATCGTAGGCAAGAATGCGCTGATTCGAGGCAATAAGGTTGACGGACAGGTTTCTGCCGCAGGGGATGCGCGCCCGTCCGTAGGTTTGTGTTTTCTCGCCACGATAAACCATGCGCAAATAGAGGTCTTCGCGTATTTCGTTTTGCAACCACAGTACGGTGTAGTATTGGAAATAGCCGCTGCTACGCCCAGGTTTCGCCTGCCAACGCATTTTGCTGGCAGTGTACTTTGCTGCCTGTATCAGTACCTGTGCCTCAATGACATCCATGTGTTCTACTTCACATCACTCAAACAGACGATACCCTCCACAATGGCGCTGCCGGGCGGGTAGAGGGTGAAACGCACACGGTAAGCGGTGTCACGCTCAACCCGTGTTGCCTTGTCCTGCCACTGGCCGTTCTTTCCCAATTGAGTCCATGTGCCGTTGCTCAGGCGGGCGGCAAAGGTATGGGGTAATATTTCCCGGACGTAGTAATCCGGTATTTCCCTGGTGGCGCTTTCTTTGCTCACCTTGAGGTAGAGATGTACTGCGCGCCCGTCAAAGTCCTGCGAAGCGTCGCTGACTGTAATCTTCTGATGATCGCTGCTGCGGGTGTCGGTGCGTTCGCAAGCCACGTCGCCGTTCAGAATGGCGGCCACAGGGGCTTCATCGTGTTGCCAAGCCATGCGCTCGGCAAGCGGGGGTTTTGTTTTGCCACGCGTCTGTTCGTTCTGCGCTTGCCGTTTCGACTGCTGGCATTGCTGGCGGGCGCTGTAATCCTTCACCTTGTTGCAATCTGCTTCATCTGAACCAACCAAATGGCGTTCTGCGGGTTCTTGTGTGGTAGGCGTAGATACTGGCGCAGTCGCTATCAATGTTGCAGACGCCTCTTCGTTTGGGACGGTGGCAGTTTCTTGAGCAGGCACGACGACAGGCACAGCCTCCCGTTCCCGGCGCAGATCTTCTTCCGTTTTTCCCTGTGCCGCCAGGCAGGCTTTCCGCTCTTTGTAGGTTTTCATTTGGGCGCAGTCTGCATTTTCCAATCCTGCAGTTTCTGCTGCTGCGCTGCCTGCCACCAGCAGCAGGACGGTATAGAGCCATCTGTTCATCAGTCCTCCTTTGTGCCGCTTCATTGCGACGGGTTGGAATAAGTGCAGTTCATGCGGTTTCTGCCAGTGCCCGGATGGCCTCGCGCGCGCTTTCACTGCTGTCATAGAGGCGTAGCAGTTTGTCCATTGCCGCCGAGGGGTAGGCTTCGCCGCGTTCGTATCTGGAAAAGGCTTTCTCGTCGCTACCAAAGAGACGCGCCGCCTGTTGCTGGGTGAGATGGTGGCGGTGGCGCAGGGCAGCGATGTCGGCAGGGGCGAGGTGTCCCATGATGCGGCGCTTGATGGCATCAATCTGACCGGTTGCTGCTTTGCATTGCGCAGGCGTTACCCACTCTTCCCCACACTGTGGGCAGTGGCAGTAGGTTTCGGTGATGGTGTGTTCTTCGCCAAGTATGTTGATGATGCGGTGTTCTTGTCTGATTTCCGCAGGATTGCCGCAGATGCATTCGTTATTTGCCATTTATCTGTCCTCGTGGAAAGAAACAATTTCAACTTTTGCCAGTGTGCCACCATTCATCAGATGGAATTTGAGATAGAAATGGATATTTTCTTTTCGGATTTCGTCGTATTCGTCAGTGTAAGTAATTTCGTAATCTGCTTTATAGATATCCCACCAGCGCGGCACATTTTGGTATTTCACCGATTTGACAAAGTCTGTTCCAGAAAGGCTGGCAATAAATTTTTGCAAATCGGCCTCGCTGAATGGAAAGGGGTTATTGGCTGCATAATCCATGATGAAATGCAATGCGGCGCGACTGAGGCGGTATCGCCCCGCTGCGACAGCTTCCCGGCATTCTGCCAGATTGTAAGCCGGCTGTTTCCGGCTTTCGTCTTTGCCCGCCACTATCCACCCCGCCACACAACATGGCCGATGATTTGAAAGTCCGGTGCGCCCTCCCCTCCCTGATACTCGATGGGGTCATAGGCGGGATTGCGGCTGATGATGCGCACGCCATCCGGCGTGGCGCGTAATTCCTTTACCAGCATGTGACCGTTATAGGCGATGGCGTACACCTCGCCGTCCGATAACTCGGTATCCGTAGTGTCAATAATGATGGTGTCGTGGTTGTAGAGGTAAGGCTCCATGCTGTCACCCCTGACGTACATCGCACGTAAATTCCCTGCTGTAAGACGCCGGGCCTTGAACCACCCATGGCGGAAATAGAGCGGGTCGTCTTCGGGGCGCACTATCCATTCTACCGTTGACCCTTTCCCCTCCGGCCCAGCAGCAAGACGCACGTCATAGATTTCAATTCGCTGGTGGGTGTCGGTTGGATGCACACCCTTCGGGAGTATCTGTACGGTTTGCTGCGCTGGGATAAGGTCTTCACGATGCGAAGGAACGCTTGGGGCGGGTGCTTTGCCTCCGTCACCGTACATTAGCCAGTCAGGGTCACATTGCAACAATTCGGCGAGGGGCAACAAATATTGGTTTCCTGGCACATTGGTACCATTGCGCCACTGTGAGATTGTCCCGCTGCTTGCGCCGATGGTATTCGTGATATCCACCCCTTTTATGTTCAGCGCATTCATGCGTGATGTGATGCGGTCTGCGACCGTGTTCATGGGTGCTCCCCGTTCTTAATCCTCTTAGTATTCTAAGACCTTTCAAGCTTAGGGACGCGAGATTAATTGCTTTTATTTTCTTATAAAGGTAAGATTAACCCAAGATTTAATCTTTGGTAACTAAAATGCTGAAGCGAGATGCCATCGCGTATTTCGGAAACCTGAACAAAGTGCGGAAAGCACTTGGTCTAAGAAGTTCCGCTGCAGTCTATTTCTGGGGAGACATTATCCCAGAGTCCAGTGCGGGGCGTTTATACGTCCTGAGCAACCACGAAATCCCATATCGCGCCGAGGATTACAGCGCGCCGCGCCGCCGCAAGCGGAAAACAGGAGACACCCCATGAACGCACAAAAAAACCGCCCTTGCGGGCGGCTATCGAAACGCGAGATTGCAGATGGGCTGCATCTCAAACAACACCTATGAACTAGAGGTATTGCAGAAATGAATATTACCACATTACCCATGAACAACACCATCACGATGACGAGCCGCGAGATTGCGGAGCTGGTCGATTCCCGTCATGACAGCGTCCAGCGCTCTATTGAAAGGCTGGCGCAAAACGGGGTAATCCGGCTTCCACCAACGGTGATTTCCGAAATTATCAATAACTTAGGTCTTCCGCAGAAAGTGAGCGAGTACGTCTTCACCGGTGAACAGGGCAAGCGCGACAGCATTGTCGTGGTCGCGCAATTGTCGCCGGAATTTACCGCCCGGCTGGTTGACCGCTGGCAGGAACTGGAAGCCGCGCTTGCCAAACCCGCCCTGCCCGATTTCAGCAATCCGGCGGCGGCGGCGCGCGCGTGGGCGGACGAGTACGAGCAGCGCCTCTCTTTGCAGGCGAAGGTGGAGGAGGACGCGCCAAAGGTGGAATTTTACGACGACGTGACCGGCTCGGATGACACCATCGACATCGGCACGGTTGCGAAGGTGCTGAACCGCCCGAAGCTGGGGCGCAACAATCTTTTCGCCTTTCTGCGCGGCAAGAAGGTGCTGGACCGTCATAACGCGCCCTATCAGCGCTATATCGACATGGGCTGGTTCCGCCAGATTGAAACCAAGTGGCAGAAACCGAATGGCGACTGGCAAATCGGCATCAAGACGGTGGTGTTTCAAAAGGGCGTGGAAGGTATCCGGAAACTGGTGGATGGAGGTGCAGCGTGAACAGTTGGCGTGATTTCTGGACGGCGACCCCGGCAAGGGTGTGGATTTATCACTTTGTGCTGTTGCCGTTGGTGATAGTGCTGTACTTGCCGGTTTTCGTTTTGAGTAAAGGTCTGCAACGTGGGGCACAGGCGGTGTGGATGCTATGCCGTGATGTCTTCGACTGCGTCGCAGAGCCTGCCGACCACTGGTGCGTCAGCTACCGCGTGGCGATGAATAAGGTGAAGGAAAAGGGAGGCGCACGATGAGCATGATGTTGATGGTGCAGGCGCTGAAAGCCAAGGTCGGCAGCCCGCTGCGCAAGCTGGTGCTGGTCAAGCTGGCCGACCAGGCAAACGACGACGGCGAATGCTGGCCGTCTTATCAGACAGTTGCCGACGCCTGCGAGATGGGACGTTCAACGGTCAGGGCGCATATTGCATGGCTGGAAGAGCATGGGTTTCTGCGCATTGAATACCGGCATTACGGGAATGGTGGCAAGAGTAAAACCAACGTTTACCACCTGACGATTGAGAAAGGCAGTGAGGCAGAAAGAAATAGCCAAGGACAGGATTCTAATGGGTCAAATCCTGACCGATTAGATTCTGACCGATTAGATTCTGACCGATTAGATTCTGACCGGGGGGTGCTGAAATCTGACCCATTCAATGGGTCAAATTCTGACCCCGAACCTATCAATCAACCTATCAATGAACCTTTACCCCCTTCGGGGGTTAGCGCGCGCGCGACCGCCGCCCCTTCGTCCGAAATTCCCGACCCGCCACCGGAACCCCCACCCCCTGCCAAGCCGAAACGCAAGCAGCCGTTGCCGGATGATTTTGCGGTGACGGACGCGATGCGGGCATGGTTTGCCGAGCAGGGTTTCGGCTTCGCGCTGCAAGGCGAGCATGAGCGCTTTTGCGATTACTGGCGCGGCAGGGGTGAACCGATGAAGGACTGGGAGGCGGTGTGGCGCAACTGGATGCGCAAGGCTGCCGATTTCGCCAAGCCAAAACCGCAGGCACAGCGCCCGTCCGGCCATGACCTGTCGCGCATGGACTACGGCGAGACGCGCATCCCGAAAGACGTGGACTGGTTGCAGGGGGTGTGAGGTGAGTGGTTTTGAACTTGTGGGCGACATGCTCGCCGGTTTTGGCAAGCCGACCACGTTTGTCTGCCCCGTTCACGGTGCGCAGCCATCGTTCGCCGGGGTGGATGCGCTTTGCCCCGTCTGCGAGAACGAGCGGGTGCTGGCCGCCCATGCTGCCGAAATCCACGAGCGGGCCAAAGCGGCACGGCTGGAAGCATCAGCGATTCCCGTGCGTTTCCGCGAGGCGCGGCTGGAGGATTACCGCGTCAACCACGGCGAGCGGCAGCAGCGGGCGCTGGATGTTTGCACCCGCTTCCGCGACAACCTCGGCGGCGTGATGGAGCGCGGCAATTCGCTGGTGATGTGCGGTTCGGCAGGCACGGGAAAAACCCACCTTGCCTGCGCCCTTGCCCTCGCGGCGATGGATGCCGGTTACACCGCGCGCTATGCCACCGTCGTCAAGGCGATGCGGCAGGTGAAAGATACCTACGGGCGCGGCAGCGAGCAGTCAGTCATAGACGCCTTTGTGCTGGCTGATTTGCTGGTGCTGGACGAGGTCGGGGTGCAATTCGGCTCTGACACTGAGCGCAACATTTTTTTCGAAATCATCAACGACCGCTATGAATCGCGCCGCCCGACGATTGTTATCAGCAACCTTGATAAGTCGGGGATGCTGCATTTTCTGGGCGAGCGGACGATGAGCCGCCTGTTACATGGCGGTGTGGAGCTGATCTTTGACTGGGCAGATTACCGGGGAGGTGCAGCATGATGTGCGAGATGGTCAGGGAAATGGTCAAGAAGCAGGCGCTTGCCTGCGGTTTCGAAACCCGCCTGCAGGCGGACGGCAGCGAAGACTTCGATGCCAATGTGTACGCGTTTGCGCAGGGGGTGTTGTTCGATGTGGGGCGCCAATTATGCAATGCGTTTGCCCAGGCGGGGCTAGGTGGGGATAGCGCCTGCTCCCATGAGCTTATGGAAACCAAGGGGCATTTCACGGTGCTTGCCTTGCTTTGTCGTGTGATCGGAGACATGGAGACACACCATGAAGCGAAGGATATTGCCGATTTGATGGCATTCAGGGCAATCCAAAAGCGCCAGATTGAGGAAGCAAGGCGGGCAGGAGGTGCAGCATGATGCAGGGCTACCGTAATTTCCCGGGGCGCTATGACGTGATTCCAGACAAGGGGGAGCGTAAAAAGCTGTGGGGTTTCCTCTTCCACGGCCAAACAGCAATTTTGCAGCTGCAACACTACCGGCAAATCCTGGTGTGGTTCCAGCTGTGGCGACGCGGGCAGGCGCTTATCCCGATGTTGGAGCCGAGGATTATCAGCTTGGCGATGGACAGGGTGCTGGCCGCGCTGGACGAAGGGGGTACAGCATGACCATCCGCTACGGCAGCGTATGCAGCGGCGTTGAGGCGGCATCCCTCGCCTGGACGGGAGGGCGGCATGGCTAAGCCGGTGAGCCGCGATTATGACGGGCAGTTTCTGGACTGGGCGCTGACGCTGTGTCTCGCCCGCTGGCTCAATCCCGATGTGATTCCGGAGCTGTGCCGCCAGTTTGAGCCGCTGTGCCAGCGCAAGAATGACCGGCTGGCGCTGGTGATGTTGCGCAAGGGCAAGAACCGCGAGGCGAAACTGGATGAGGTGTTTGGGTTTATCGAGAAATTGTTGGGGAATCTGAAATGAACGGGCAAGCATTCCGGCTGGTGAATGAGTTGGTGCGCGGCAATGCCATTCGCGCATTGCAATCTGCGGTAATTGGCGGCGATGAAATCATGGTGGTGCGCATTGAGCCGGAGGAGAAGAAACGCAGCGCGCAGCAAAACAAGTATCTCTGGGGCGTGGTGTACAAAACCATCGTGGATAACGACCCCGGCTATTTTGTGAATGACGCGGTGGATGCACTGCGCAAAACCGCGCGGCTGTCCACAGCAGAAGTGGTACATGAATTCTGCAAGGCGCGCTTTCTGCCGTCGGCGGACTTGCCCGGGTTGCAGATTACCGTCGCACCTTCGACCGCCAAGCTGCCACGCAAGGAGTTTCAGGACTATGTCGAATCTATCCGGCGCTGGGCAGCGGATGAATTGCAGGTGTTTGTGCCTGATCCGACGGTGTGCGGCTATGACGATTTGGGGTGGCTGCGATGACTAAATCAGAGAAAGAATACCTGAACCGCTTGGCCGCGCTGGGCTGCATTGTCTGCCGCAACGCAGGACTGTACGGCGTCGCGGCAGAAATCCACCACATCCGCGACGGGCAGGGTATGGGGCAACGCGCCAGCCACTATCAGACCGTGCCGCTATGCGCGAAACATCACCGCACCGGCGGCTATGGCGTCGCCTTCCACGCGGGCAAAAAGGCGTGGGAAGCAAGATACGGCACAGAACGGGACTTGATGGCACAGGCACAAGCGCTACTGGCGAAAGAGCGGGCGCGTACTGTGGGGGCAGCATGAGCGATTTCACTGTCCGTTTGCCCTTCCCGCCGTCACTCAACCACTACTGGCGGCACGGCAGCAAGGGGACGTATATCAGCGCCGAGGGCAAAGCCTACCGCGCCGCTGTGCTGCGGCTCTTGCGCTCGCCGGTGGTGCTGTTTCCGGTTGAGCGGTTATCGGTGCGCATCACGCTGTATCCCAAGACGCGGATGCGTTTTGACCTCGATAACCGCCCGAAGGGTTTGCTGGATGCCCTCGCCAAAGCGGGTGTGTTTGCCGATGACAGCCAAATCGACCGCTTGGAAATCGTGCGTGGCGAGAAAGCGGCTGAAGCGCATTGTGTGGTGGAGGTGGCGCGGCTATGACTTATCTGGACATCGAAAACCTGCTGCTGCAATACGCGCGCTGGGTGCGGCTGGGGCAGGCACGGCTGGGCTACCCCAAGGAGGCCGCTTTTGCCCATGCCATCCCGCAGGTGATACCCGATGACGCGGTGGCCGACATCAGCGACAGCGAGGGGGAGCGTATCGGACGTGCGATGATGGCGCTGAAAGCAGCCAACCGCGACGCCCACACGGCGATTGAGGCGCGGTTCGTTTACGGCATGGTGGATGACACGGAGCTGGGCAGGCGGCAGGGGTTGGGCAGTCGCAAGCGCGTGTGGGGTTTACGGCAACAGGGCTACAGCTTCCTGCTCGGACGGCTGGGACGTGAGTAGGGCAATGGCTTCGGCAATCACCGCCGCCTGCGACTGTCCGCGTTCCTTTGCAAGGCGGGTGATTTGCGCGACCACTGCAGCAGGCAGCTTGTAACCGCGCGTGACAATGCCCCGCTTGGCGTCGGACTTCTTCTGAATTTCGTATCTTGATAGTGCCATGATTTTCTCCTAAAAAAGAGTTTTTCAGAATGGCATGATGGAAAATTTTTCTTCTGTTTCTTGATAATAGGATATGTCCTCTTTATTTAAAGTAATGCCTATCAGGAATGGATAAAAATGGAACGGTAGTTTTTCATCATTAACGGATAATATAGAGTCTTCCTCTCTGAAAACATGAACAAAATAACCAAGTTTTTCCAATTCCTGCGAGATATTCTTTACAATTTCTTTCTTAATACCAATATCCAGGCTTTCCCCTTCAAACAAATCGACAAGGATGCTGGTTTTCACGCTCTGCACCATTTCATTCAAGGCAAACTTGACCCTGTTTCGGCAGCGGGTAGTGATTTCTTTCTTTATGTCCAGCAAAGCGGCCTCTATTTGCTCGCGGTTGGGAATCGCATCATCCGCGACCTGTTCTATTTCAAACCGCTTCACAAATTCTTCCAGCCCGCGAATGGCTACATCATTCATGGAGGTGTCCAGCCGTTTGGCGATGCCGGTCAGTTGTTCTTTAAGCGATTCTTCGCCCCGCAGGTTGATTTGGATTTTTGCCATGATGGTTATCCTCTTGCTTCTAAACAAAAAAACATGATAACACAAAGGACAGGGCAACATAATGTTGACTAACTTATGCTAGCTTGCTAGCATTTATAGCGTAGCAGCAATGCTGTTCCCTTCCACGATGCAGGAGACAAACCATGACTCCCAACAGAACCTTCTCAATCATCATCAGCGAAGAAATGCGGCAATACCTGCGCCGGGTCGCTTTTGAGCACGAGACTTCGGTTTCCGGTGCCATTCGCATGATCATCGAGAAGAGCATGAAAGGCGAGACTGCGCACGCAGTGGACGCCTGATACGAAAAAGGCTGCGGTAGTTTGGCGACCCCCGCAGCCTCAACAATCCCTACCATTTCAATTTAAGGAACCGTTCCTATGAATACTACCACACCTACCATCTTGAATCATGAAGCTCTCACCATGAGCAGCCGTGAGATTGCCAAATTGTGCGGCAAGCGCCATGATCATGTGATGGCGGACATTCGTAATATGTTGACAGAGCTGAAAATTCAATCTCCCGATTTTTCGGGAGATTACACGGACAGCAAAGGACGCGTATATTCTTGCTTTAATCTGCCTAAACGCGAGACTCTGATCCTGGTTTCTGGATACCGCCTGGAACTGCGCGCCAAAATCATTGACCGTTGGCAAGAGTTGGAAAATCAGCAAGCTCAACCCCGCCCCTCAAACAAGGACGAACGGGCGCCATTACGGCAGGCGGTCACGACACTGGTGGGGATGGATAACAATCTGGACTACCGCGATGTGTACCGCATGGTGCATCAACGCTTCGGTGTGGATGAGGTCGAGGCGCTGACCCGCGAGCAAATCCCGCAGGCGATTGCCTATGTGCATGAACTGACGGTGAAGGCGGCGACAGGGAAAGGCCCGCTGCACGGCCTGCTGCAAGAAGACAAGGGGAAGGTCGCCGCTATTGCTTTGATGCACACGGGTCGGCTGCGCTTTGCTGAACACCAGAACGCACTGGAAGCGGTGCGGCGGCAGGTCGTCGGCATCCTGGATACGCTGGACGCCATCCTCACCGGTAGCGGTGCAATCTATGACGGACTGTACGAGGCGCAAGCCCGCCTCGGTCTGGGTAGCCACATTCTGCGCGAAGGTCATGCGCTGGCAGAAAGGCGCTACCGCCCGCGCATTACCGCTTGAAGTTTGTGTACACAGAATCTATACTGTTTCCCGTATGGTGCGTTATTGCACCTGAATTACAGCCCCGCTTTTGCGGGGCTTTTTCGTTTCCGGTTTTCCTGTTTGAAACAGGGAAACCCTGCTGATTACCTACTGACCCATTGCCGCCTTCGGGCGGCTTTTTTATTGCTCTTGTTGCCGAGCTTCTGTGTATAGCGGCGTTTGAGGCGGGCAAGGGCAGCTTCATTCAAGGAGGCTGTATGGCTAAAAACAATTTTGATGTGGTGATGCGCTACATCCTCAAGTTTGAAGGGGGGTATGTGAATGACCCCCACGATCCTGGTGGCGAGACAAACTACGGCATCACCCAGCGCACTTATGATGCTTGGAACAGGCGCAAGGGGCGTGGCAAGAAGTCCGTGCGCGACATTACCAAGGCAGAAGCGGTTGAGATTTACCGCGAACAGTATGCCGGGAATGTACGGTTTGACGACTTACCGGCGGGCGTGGATTTTGCGGTACTGGATTTTGCCATCAACAGTGGCGAGAAAAACGCAGTGCCAATATTGCAGCGTATCCTTGGTGTACGGCAGGACGGTCGCATCGGTGTGCAGACGCTTGACGCCGTGAGCGGCTGGGACGCAGCCGAGCTAGTGCAAAAATTATGCGATGCCCGCCTTGCTTTTGTCAGGCGCCTGAATACATGGAAGCGCTATGGGCGCGGCTGGTCGTCGCGTATCAAGCAGGTTAGAGATGTTGCGACCGCAATGGCCGCGCAAGATGCGCCACCGGAGACCGTGGATTGTGCAGGCAACGAGCATGTCCGTGCAAAAGGGGCGCAATCCCTCACTGCTTCCATTGGCGCATCCCGCCGTAGCAAGGGCGCGGTGGCGGGTGTGGCAGGCACGGCACTGGCCGCTATCCCAGAAGCCATGGAAATGGCACGACCGGCACAGGAGCTAGCTGATTTTGCCCGTTATGCGGGATTGGTCGGACTGCTGATTGTCGCCTGCGCGTTGGGGTACATCATTTGGGTGCGCTGTCATGCTGTCAAAGATTAAGGCCGTTATCGGCACGGCATGGCTGTATGTGGTCGCCGTGCTGGTGGTGTTGCTGGCACTGGCGGGCAGGCGCAATGCGTCTTTGCGTGAAGAGCTTGCCAAGCGTGAGGCAGCGCGGCTGCAAGCGGTCTCCAACCGTCTGCAACAACAGGCGGAGCGTTCGCGACAGGCAGCGGCGCAAGCGCAACAGGAACGCGCCCGTGTTGAGAAAGATTTGGACGCAGGCAAGAGGGACTATTTTGAGCAAGATAAATAAAGCGGCATTAGCCGCTCTTTTTTTGGCATTGGCGGGCTGTACCACACGGGTTGAATATGTACCTATGTCCGTGTCCTGCCCACCGGTGCCGCCCCTGCCGTCCATATCGGCGCAGGAATTGCAGCCGCTCTCGGATGATGCCTACCGCAGGTTGGTGGAGCGTGAACTGCGCTTGAAGGAACACATCGGGCAGTTGCGCACATTGTGTGAGGACAACGGCAATGGTCAGTATCGATAAAGGAACAACAGTGAGTGTAGAAAGTGATTTGGCAGTATTGACCGCGCGGGTGGACCGTAACGAGCGTGACCTGCGCCGCCTGGAAGAAGAACACGATGAGGCGATGACCACGCTACGCGGCATCGACCGCCAGTTGGCGCAAATCAAATGGATTCTGAGCGGCGCGGTATTCACCCTGGTCGCGCAGGAAGTCGGCCTCTTGGGTGCCTTGAAAGGGATGTTGTAATGGCGCGTCTGCCGCTGGAGGTATGGGAAAAGATACGCGCGGACTATGAAGCGCGTGGCCTGTCTTTTTCCGAGCTGGCCGAGATGTATGGCGTGAACAAGTCCAACATCTCGCGCCGTGCCAAAGCGGAAGGATGGAATCAGGCGGAAACGCAACGGCTGATTGCCGCAACCGTTGAAAACGAAAAGGAAAAACTGGCGTTGCGCAACGAAACGCAACGGCTAAACGCAACGTTGCGTAGTGCCGTGCAAGAGGAAGTATTCGACCGTCTCGCCTTCGAACTACAGAGCAACGCAGACTTCCAGGCGGTACGCGACAAGGCAATGGGTTTGTTGGCCGGAACCGACAAGATAGGTGAGGTGAAGCAAGTGGCCGATGTGCTACAGATGCAGCGCAAGGCGATGCTGGGCGATGGCCCGGCGGTCGCGGTGCAGGTCAACAACAACGCGCCACAGCGGATTGAGCGGGTGGTGGTGGATGCCGATCCGCATTAACACCCCGCGCTGGGCGCTGCCGTTACTCAGACCGGCACGTTACAAGGGCGCGCATGGCGGACGTGGCGGCGGCAAATCGCACTTCTTCGCCGAGATGGTGGTGGAGGAGCACATCATGAACCCGCACAGCAAGACGGTGTGCATCCGCGAAATTCAGAAATCCTTGCGACATAGCGTAAAGGCACTGATAGAAAGCAAGATTGAAGCGCTGGGCGTGTCGTCGCTGTTTGACGTGCAGCGCGACCTGATCCTCTCGAAGCAGGGCAAAGGACTGATTATCTTCCAAGGGATGCAAGACCACACCGCTGACAGTATCAAATCACTGGAAGATTTTGACCGCGCTTGGATTGAGGAGGCACAAAGCATATCGGCGCGCTCGCTCAGCCTGCTGCGTCCGACCATCCGCAAGGCAGGCAGCGAGATTTGGGCGTCGTGGAATCCCCGGTATGACACCGACCCGATAGACCGCCTGCTGCGCGCCGACCCGCCGGAGAACAGCATCGTGGTGCAGGTCAATTTGCACGATAACCCGTTTGCCAGTACCGAGACCTGGGAAGAGTATGCAGATGACCGCGAACGCGCCAAGCGCAAACAGGCAGCGGGCGACCGCAATGCCTGGGCGGATTTCGAACATATCTGGCATGGCGCCTACTCGGTACTGTCCGGGGCGCAGGTGCTGGCAGGCTGCTATGTGGTCGAGGAATTTGAACCATCCCCGGATTGGGATGGCCCCTACTTCGGCGCTGACTGGGGCTTTGCCACCGACCCGACGGTGCTTATCAAGTGCTGGCTGTCCGGCAAGACCCTGTACATTGAGCGCGAGGCCTACGGCGAGCAGGTGGAGACGGTGGACATGCCGCAGTTCTTCGACCATATCGAGGGGGCGAGACAGCACGTCATCCGCGCCGACAACGCCCGCCCGGAGATGATTAGCCACATGCGCCGGCATGGTTTCCCCGGTATCCGCGCCGCTGATAAATGGCCGGGCAGTGTGGAGGACGGCATCAGTTTTCTGCGCGGCCTGGACGACATCATCATCCACCCGCGCTGCAAGTACACCGCCGAGGAGGCAAGGCTGTGGAGCTACAAGACCGACCGCCTGACCGGCGACCCGTTGCCGCAGTTGGCGGCGGGTTCGGACCATTGTTGGGATGCCTGCCGCTACGCCCTAGCCCCCGTCATTCGCGGGCGCGGCAGTGTGTCTGTGGTCGGCGGCGCCAGGCGCAAATTCAATCGATAACCCCGCGTCATGCGGGGATTTTTTTACCCAAGGAGTACGTCATGACAAAAGACATTCCCTACAACAAACCTTCCTTCCTGCATTGGGAAGGACATCCGACCAACAGCCGCGCGGTGCTCACCGCAGGCGAGGCATTCAAGACCGGCGAGCTGCTGGTGTTTACCGCCAAAGGCTACGAACCCTACAAGGGCACAGCGCTGACGGCAGACGCCACCAAGGCACCACAGGGTGTCGTCGTCGCTATCGCCCTGGAAGATGCGGCAAAGGGCGGCAAGGCTGCCTGCATTGTCCGCGTTGCCACGGTGATGAAGGACAAGCTGACAGGCGTCGCGGCGGATGCCTTCGATACCGGCAAGCCGCTGGCGGGCTTTGATGCCCATTTCTCGCGGCAGCAAATTGCGCTGGTGACGAGCATTGACGCGCAGCGGGCATTCAAATGAACGGCATCACCCTCGGCGTCCTGCGTCTCTCGCTGGACGAGCGGCGCAAAGTCAAAGGCACGGCCTACGCGGGCGGGGTGCTGTCCTACTACGGCGACCACATCGCCATTGACCTCGACAGCCTGCAATTCAGCGGCAAGCAAATCCCGCTCCTGTATAACCATGACCGCGACCGCTGCGTCGGTTACGGCTGGCTGGCGCGTGAAGGCAAGGCGCTCACCGTCCACGGCGAGATGCTAAGTAATGACCATGCCGCCGAAATCATCAAGGCTGCTGACGACGGCCTGGAATGGCAGATGTCGGTGCATATCGAAGCGGGGCGGGGACTGACCCGCCACGCAGGCGACATTATCAACGGTGAGGCACTGGCCGTGGACGACGTGCTGGTGATGACTGACGGCGTCATCCGCGAGGTGTCTTTTACCCCGACCGGCGTCGATGCCGACACCTCGGCCAGCATCTTGTCCCTATCCCTGACGTTTCAACCCACAGAGCCGCACATAAATTCTGTATGTGGTTCTGAACCGGAAGGGGCCATGCCCTCCCAAGCCAATCTTACTGCCCGCAAGGGCGGGACTTCAACCAAGGAAATCCCCATGAACAAACCCGACAACACCCCCGATGAAAGAGACGCGCGCATCGCAGAACTGGAAGCAAAGCTCGCGCAACAACAAACCGAAACCCGCCTGAAAGAGTTGAAGGCGCTTGGCATCGACGGCGACAACGCCGCGACGCTGGCAAAAGCGCCGGATGACGTGTTCGCCGCCTTTACCGCGCAATTCGCCTTGCAGAACAAACAGCAGGCGGTGCTGGGCGCCAATTACAGCGGCGGCGAAGACGAAGTGCAGCGCCGCCCCAACCCCCTACTGAAAAACAAGGAGTAAACCATGTCCGATGTACTTGCCATGCTGGGTCTGACCCAGACCGAGCTTGACGAAGCCGTCAACAGCAAACCTAACGTCCCATCCCGCCTGCTCGTTGATACGATGTGGCGCGAAAAGAACCTCACCACCACCAGCGTGATGATTGAGTTTGTGGACGGTCAGGTCAACCTGATTCCGAACACCAGCCGCGAAGCTGCGCCGAATACCAAATCTTTTGGCAAGGGCAGCAAGATACGCACCTTTACCGTGCCGCACCTTCCGCTGGAAACCCACATCTACGCCAGCCAGTTGCAGGACGTGCGCAAGGCGGGCACCAAGGACGCGCTATTGGCGAACGCCGACGTGGTCGCCAATGAAATCGCCGAACACCGCAACCGCCACGACGCCACCATCGAGAACCTGATGCTGGGCGCGGTCAAAGGGAAAATCCTGGATGCCGACGGCACAACCGTGATTTACGACCTTTTCACCGAGTTTGGTGTGACCGAGCCAACGACCAACATGCAGTTTTCCAGCGCAACCGCCGACCTCGCCCTTACCATCGAGCAGACCATCCGCACCATGAAGAAAGGGTTGCGCGGTGATACGTCTTCCAGGGTGACCGTCCTCTGTTCGCCGGAGTTCTTTGACGCGCTGGTGTCGCACAAGTCCACCAAGGATGCCTGGATGCGTTACCAGGACAACGTGTTGACACGCGAGAACACCAACGGCAAATTCGCCTGGAAGGGTGCGACCTTTGAAATCTACGACTACACCATCGGCGAGACACCGATGATTGAGGCGGGACATGCGCACGGCTACCTTACCGGCATGTACAACGGCTTCGTCCGCTACAACGCCCCGGCCAACATGATTACCGAAGCGAATAAGCTGGCGCGGCCTTTCTACATCTCGACCGAGATGGGCGAGCACAACCGGGGCGTCTCTATCTACACCGAGACCAACCCGCTGCCGCTCTGCCTGCGTCCGCAGACACTGATGCACTTCAAGAGTGCTTAGACGGATGTGAGATATACCAGATTTCCTGCCAGTCAGGATGCGGATAGAACAACTTGCGCGTGCCCCAGTCGTGAAAATCGGCGTTCATCCGCGCGAAATCCAGGCAGGCCAAAACCGAGGGGCGGGGCGAGGGGTAAAGACAACGCAGAGCGCCGTTACGCCAGTCCTGTGTTTTTACCTCATATGCCATTACCTGCGGATAGTAATCGTTGGGAATGGGAACCTGCGTCGGCAACGGCGCATCCGGACGGACAAAGAGCATTGCGCAAACGGGTTCCGTCTGCGGACAAGGGCGGTAGAGGACAAATTGATAGGCAATGGGGTCGTCAGTAAATGGCGGTTCGATGCTCATCACATGCACACCATCTACCACGCCCTTTTCCACCACTGATAACTGCCAGCCTTGCGCGTGGCAGGGAAACGGCAGTAATGCCATCACCAATATTTTAAGGAGTTTACTCATGGCTGCACCTACCAAAGCTGAACAACAGGCCTACTATGATGCCATTGTCTATATCTGGCCAGAATATAAAGACAACGAGAAATTTTCACCGGATCGCGTATCGCGCGTCATGATTGATGCCTGCGACAAAATGTTTGATGCCGTTGCTGAATGCACTAAAACCGTGTACCCGCTCACGAACGCCTACGCAGGCATTTATAACGGCATTCGCCCCAGCGGTTGGTTCGACATTTTGGTTGCTGGTGGTCAAATGTTCTACAACTGGTGGCATGACACCCAAAACCTGAACTGGTTCTGGAAGTTGAAAAATGGCAATTGCATTGGCAATGCCATGAGCAGTTATGGAACTGAAGTCAGAATGTACATCGAAGGTTACTGATGTACGCCGCCCCGCAAGACCTCATCACCCGCTTCGGCGAGCGCGAGATGGCGCAAATCGCGGGTGATGCCGCGCCCACTAACAGCAAGCTGCTGGCGGCCTGCCTGGACGCGGGACAACTCGCGGACAGCTATCTCAGCCGTGCCGTCGTCCTGCCGCTTGCCACCGTGCCGGCGGTGCTGGTTGGGGTGTGCGCCGACATTGCCCGCTACCGCCTGCATGACGACCAGACCAAGGAGGGCGGCGAGACGGGCAAAACCACCATGCGGATGCGCTACGAGGACGCCATCAAATGGCTGGAAGGGGTAGCGGCAGGCACCATCCTGCTCTTCCCCAAAGAACGGCAGGCTGACCCGAAAGCGCCGCACCCGCTCACCGGCAACCACCGCATTGCCGTGGTCGCGCCACCGGTGGTATTCGACCAGGCCACACTGGACAAAATGGATGCTGTTCGTTAACACCCCCGGCCTTGATGCCGCAACAGCCAAACTGCGCGAGCTGGCAGCACAGGGCAAAGACCTGGGCCCCGCGCTCGCGGAAATCGGCGAGGAAGAAGTCACCAACATCCTGCTGCGCTTCGAACACGAGGAAGACCCGCAGGGTAATCCGTGGGAGCCTTTTGCCGACAACAGCCCCCGACTACTGGAAGACGGCAAACTGCTGCAAGACACCGGGCGGCTCAAAGGTTCCATCCAGTCGCAAGTCCTGGGCGGTAGCGTGCTGCTGGTCGGCAGCAACGTCGAATATGCCCCTTTTCATCAATTCGGCACCGTGTTCATTCCGGCGCGCCCCTTCCTCGGTGTGTCGGATGAGCTCAAAGATGCCATAGCGGACATTCTCCATGCCCACTTCAACCTTTGACGTGAACGCCGCCTACGCGCCGATCGCCGCGCACCTTGCGCAGGTAGATGGCGTCAAGGCAGTGCGTGGGGTGAACGACCTCACCCAAATTCTGCGCGGTCAGACCACCGGCACCGATGGTTATGTGTACCTCTACTTTGATGGGGTCGCCCCGGTCGAGGATGCCGGCAATGGCCGCCATCAGAAAGTACGCGTGACCTACACCGTGGTCATCGCCTCGCAGGACTACAACCGCGACGGGATGCCGCGCGGGGTCGGCAAACTGATTGGCAGCGTAATGCAGGCGCTGGCAGGGTTCGCCCCGCTGGACGCCGACGAACGCAGCCGGACGCGGCTCAAACCCGCGAACGGTGGGCAGCCGGTACACGCCTACGGCCACAGCCTCTATCCACTCAAATACACCCTAGACCTTATCTACCAATCTCAGGAGTAAAACCATGCCACAACTACGACACGACGGCTTCATTGGCGAGGGCACCCTCTACATCCGCCGCCTTGACCGCGCCGACCTCGGCCTGATTCCAATGGGCAACGCCACCAGTTTCTCGGTGGCGGTGGAAAGCGAGGTGAAAGAGCGCCTCAGCAAAATGCGCGAGAACTACGGCGCGGTGCTCAACACCGTTATCCTGCCGAAATCGGGCGAGCTGAAAATCACCCTCGACGACTTCAACGAAGAAAACTTTGCCATGGTCTTCATGGGGGCGCTGACGAAAGAACAGATGACCACGCAAACTGTCTCGGATGAAGAAGTGGACGTTGACCTCGACCGCTACCTCAAACTGGCGCACGGCTACCTCAACGAAGCGGGGATTGTCGTGAAGAGCCCGGGCGGGCAGACCATCGCCGCCGAGCACTACGACATCCATCACCGCCTCGGCATGATCCGCCTCAAAGACACCGCTGGCGTCAGCAAAGGGCAGAAAATCAAAATCAGCTACACCACGGCGAACTGGGACGCATGGGTCATCCAGGCCAACCGAGACAGCCAAATCAAGTGCGAACTGCTGCTGGACGGGCGCAACCGCGCCAACGGGGCGGACGTAAAAGTCCACATTCCGAAGGCAACCCTCTCGGCAGGCGGCGCGTTTGAATTCTTCTCGGATGACTTCAACACCATCGAACTTTCCGGGCGCCCGGAAGTGCCGGAAGGCGGCATCAGTCCGTTCACCGTGACCGTCAAAGCGTGAGGTGAAGCAAGATGAAAATCAAGGCAAGCAAGCCCTTCACCCATACCGGGCAGGCCGTGAATACCGGGGATGTGATAGACGTCCCCGCTGACGCGGCAGCGTGGCCGATCGCGCCGGGGGTGGC